CATCGGAAAACTTGGATTAGAAGTGCCTGAATTAGCAGAATCAAAGCAACTAACGGGAATTGTTAACAGCGTTTTTGCGCGCACAAACATGGTATTGCAAAATCTTACTCGATCCATCGCATACCAGGAACAACTCCAATTCATCGCCGCCGCTGATGACGCATACTTAGCTGTCAGTACTGGCACGCTTGGCATAGATCAGGCGATCAAACAGGGCGTGCTGACTCTGGCAGAGCAAGGGGTGAAGGTGCTGAACTCACAGACGGGGCGCACGGAACAAGCGGATGTGGCTATCAAGCGGAACGTGTGGACGGGCATCAATCAGGCGACCGGCGACATGACGCTGGCAATGGCGGCTGAAGTGGGGACGGACTACGTGGAAGTGAGCGCACATCCAGGCGCGAGAAACAAGGGCGTGGGTCCAATGAACCACGCCTCATGGCAGGGCAAGGTCTATTCGATAAGTGGCAACGATCCGAAATACGAGGCATTGATTCCGGTTACTGGTTACGGCACGGGCGCGGGCTTGCTTGGCTGGAATTGTAGACATTCGCTATTCCTGCACTTTCCAGGCTTCGAGCAACCGACTTACACGCAAGCTGAATTAGACCGCGTCAATAACACGACCGTCAACTATCACGGGCAGGAAATGGACTTATACAGCGCCACACAGCACCAACGCTATTTAGAGCGCGGCGTGCGTGACTGGAAGCGCAAGCAATCCATGTTCGAGGCGGCTGGCTTGGGTGAAGAACACGCTATGGCGGGGCTCAAGGTTAAGGATTGGCAATATCGGCTTCGCGAGTTCACAAAACAAACGGGGCTGGAACGGCGCTACGAATGGGAGCGCGTGTATGCGAAATAACGGCATTATGAGCGGCTTATACCGCTTTCATTGCAACAAACTATGCTGACTGCGAGCGTAAAGAGGCAGCACCTTTCGAATGGCACTGCGTTAGTGGCTGTAAAAGGTGGAGAGGAAAGGATAGGTAAAACATGAAACGCGAAGATTTGGAGAAACTCGGACTGGAAAAAGAGGTTATTGACTCTGTCATGACCTTATACGGCAAGGATATTGAGGCACACAAAGCCAAACTTGCCGAAGCCCAGGCAGAGCGTGACGGGCTGAAAAGCCAACTGGACGAAGCCTCTAAAACTATTGATGGCTTCAAAGCGCTGGACATCGAAGGCGTAAAGAAAAGCGCCGACGAATGGAAGGCTAAAGCCGAACAAGCGCAAAAAGACGCTGAAGCGCAAGTCTACAAGGTGCGTTATGAGAGCGCCTTAGCGGACGCGCTGAAGGGGCACAAAGCCAAGAATGTGAAGGCGGTCAGGGCGCTATTGAATGAGGCGGATCTGAAGCTGACAGACGAAGGCTTAGTCGGGCTAAAAGAGCAACTCGAAAAGATCAAGCCTGAGAATGATTACCTGTTCGAATCGGACACCCCTACGCCTAAGATTGTTTCAGGCGGGGGCAACAAACCCATCGAAAACCAAGATGCAGTTGTGATCGCGGCACGAAAAGCCGCCGGGCTGCAATAACTCTGAAGGAGAAATAAACAATGGCACAATCTATCGCTTTAGCACAGAAATTTCAGCCAATTTTGGATGAAGTTTACAAATTATCATCTCTCACTGCGCGCATGGACGCGAAAATCAAACCGGTCAACTTTGCCGGTGCGAATGTGGTGCAGGTATTCAAAACTGACCCCATCGGTTTGGGTAAATACGACCGCGTAAGCGGTTATCCTGCTGGCCAAGTTGTAGGATCATGGGAAACCTTGACCCTGGCTACTGAACGCGGTCGGTCATTCGTCATCGATCGCATGGATGACGAGGAAACTCTCGGCATGGCCTTTGGAACACTGGCCGGAGAATTTATCCGCACTAAAGTCGTTCCTGAAGTTGATGCCTATCGCTTCAGCAAGTACGCTTCGACCGCAGACATCAACGCTGCAACTCCTGGCACTCTCGATGCCAATGGCATTATTGCCGCCCTGGATGCTGCAAAGTTGGAATTAGACAAAGACGAAGTCCCAAGCGAAGGACGTCTGCTCTACATCTCGGACAATTGTTTGAACCTCCTCGAAAGTAAAGTCAGCCGCTTCCTGGGCAACGAAAACGCCGTTGACAAACGCGTGACGAAATACAGCGGCATGGAAGTGATCATGGTCCCACAGACCCGTTTCTACAAGGGTATCACCCTCGATGACGGTAAAACTGTGGATGCTGGCGGCTATTCTAAGGGTTCCGGCAAGGATATCAACTTCATGATCATCCACCCATCCGCAGTGCTCCAGGTTGCAAAGCATGATTCCCTGAAGGTGTTCACGCCGGACCAAAACCAGACCACCGACGGCTGGCTTATACAATATCGCATTTACCATGACGCGTTTGTCTATGCAAACAAGCTCAACGGTATCTACCTGCATTGCAAGGCTTAGCCGGATGAAGCTCAGTAAAGTTGTGAGGGAGAGACCGGGAGATTGGCACCTCTCCTTCCATACTGAGAGAAAAGAGGAAAAATGAGTGAAATCAAATCATTATCCGGCGCGGGCTGGCTGAAGGACGCGGACGACAACTTCCAGTCTTTGAAGTCGCTGGCCGGTTTACACATGACCCCGTTCGTGTTCGATACAGAGGCCAATGACGCTGGCGAAACTCCGGCAAGCAATAAAACTGTGGCGGCTCACCCGTTGGCGGTGACCATTCCCGCCAACGCTATTGTGATCGGCGGGCATCTGGACGTTATCGCGGCTGTCACTTCGGCAACCCAAAACGCGACCATTGCAATTCACCTGGCGACCGCTGCTGACGTCTTGACTACTACGGAAGGTGCGGAAACGAATTTGTCGCTTGCGGCTCAAATCCCTATGGCGGCTCTCAAGGCTGCTCCGATCAAGCTGTCGGCAGCTAAGGCCGTCACCGTCACCGTTGGTGGTGCGGCTCTCACGGCTGGCAAAATCAACGGATACATTATCTGGATGGAAGGTGAATAATGGCTGGATCAATTTCTGGAATTGACTGGGCAAGCAGGATGCCCGTTACGGGCACTGTTACCGCTACAAGCGGCGACGCAAGCGCGAATGAACTCTCAATCGTCACCGGCAAAACCGATGCGGTTGGATTCATTATTCAGGTTTATCGCGCCAACATCCTGACTAACGCAAGCCTGAAAGCAAGCATGACGGCTGGTGTAATCAAGATCGAGGACAATAGCGCAACCTGGGTTATTACCGCTGGCGACGTTATCAACTGGATCGTATTCTAAGAGAGGTAAGGGATGGCAGCGTTCATTGACTTGGCATATTACACGGGCACTTACAAGGGCGTGGCTATCCCTACCGCTTCATTTGCCCTCTACGCAGACCGGGCTACAACGGCTGTGGAGTTTCACACCTTCGAGCGCGCTGGTGTAATTATCACCGCCAATACCGACACCGCAACAATCGACAAGATCAAAATGGCAACGTGCGCGGCGGCTGAGGCGCTCTACAATGCAGACCAGCAGGCTTCGGGCGCGTCTGGGACGGTGGCAAGCGAGCGGGTGGGTGACTACTCGGTCAACTACGCTGTCTCGCAGGATGCAACGCTCACAACGGACGCCAAAGTATCAAGTGCAATGCGTGAGTATCTGGCATTCACGGGGCTAATGTTTCGGGGGTTTGAATAATGTACACTCCTCACTCATTGACTTGGTACGAGGCTACTAAGAGCGGAACCACCACTACCTGGACGCGCCACGAAGTAACGCCGGTCATGTGGCAGGCAAGCGAGATCGCCATAGCCGACAAACAGGGCTCAACCAGCGCGGACAGGGCTTCGGTCTATGTACCGGCTTCCAGCGGTTCGTATGCGTTCAAAAAGGGCGATGTACTGGTCAAAGGAATCGTGAACGATAAGATAACAACCTCTTTTACCATATCGGCGCTAATGGCTAAATATCCGACATGGGTCAAGATCAGGCAAGCCGATTACAAGGATTATGGCTCTGTATCTATGCACCACTGGGAACTAAGGGGCGGCGTCTAACATGGCTAACCCACACCGCATTGACACGCCAAGAGGCTCGATTGTTACAACGCCTAACGGCAAGGCGAAGCTCGTTTGGAATCCTGGCTTCGGGCAAGCGTACACCAACAAATTCGGGCGCGTGCAAGTCTTCATTGACAATGGCGTAATCAAGGGCATCGAACCTTACACGCCTCTCAGAACCTCGATGATGATAAAGTCGGCGCAATTAGGCTCTGTGATCGGTTCTGGCACTATCCGCTACCTCGCGCCTTACGCAAAGGCGCAATACT